GTTTCACTTGTTATGTAAAAGCGGAAATTTTTCATTTTTTTCTAATTATAATTGTATTGTTGCCTTTTTTTATAACAGTGTTTCCTTCGTGGTCAATGTATGTAGAAGTTTTTTGGTTACGCAAAACTTCATCAAATTTACTGCTTATTGTTTTTAATTCGAAGACCATATTTGAGTTATCTTGCTTAAAATTAGCTTTTAAATCATTATTACGAATGGAGCTTTTTTGTGCATTTATCCTTGTCGGTAATTCTTTTTCTAAACTAACACCAGTACCTATTAATTCATTTAATAGGGCTTGCCTATAATCATACCTATCACCGCTATGAATGCTTTCAAATAACTGCCTATGCTGTTTTGTTTTTTCGGCGGTATGAACAAATTCTTGCCCATGCACTACACCAGCAACATCACTTGTGCCTTTATCACCTGTATAACCACCTTCTTTGAAGCCTGTAGGGTTTTCGTTTATGGCTTTATATGCAGCTAACTTGCTGGCTACAAAAGCTAAGGTCATAGTAGAAATAGCAGCAATAGCAATAGGTACTCCTGCTGGGCCACCTGTGGCAGTTGCCTGTAAAAAGATATTTGTACCTGAAGTAATTAAATTTGAAGCCTGTGTAATTGAATCAAGTAATAATTGCTGTTTTTGGATTTTCTTTCTTTCTTCAATTTGCTTTTGCTGTATTTCTGCTTCTTTTTCCTGCTTAACTTTAAGATCAGATATTTGTTGCTCTATTAAACTTTTATTATTTGCACGCCCCAATTTATTTAAATCATCTTCGGCTTTTATTTTATTTTGAAGCGATTGTATTTCTTGGTCATAAGTTTCTGTTTTTTGTTGACTTGCATTTAGTATAGTATCTACTTGTTCAATTTGTTGCTGTAATATTTGTTCAAAAGCATTTCCTAATTCACCTATTGAATTTTTTAAAGAACCTAAAGCCTCATTTGAAATTCCAAGTAATTTAGCTAAATCAAAAGGTGGTTTTTTATTTAATTTATCAATTTCATTTTGTATTTCGTTAACCGTATTTGCTGCAATTACTTGGGCGTTTTCACCTTCAAGTTTTAGCCTTTCTTGTTCTTCTTTACTAAAATTTTCTTTTAATTCCTTTTCAAGGTTAATAGCATTTAATTGTAACTCTAAATTTTTTGTTACGTAACTTCTTTTTATTTCAAGTTTACGAATTTCACGCTGCTTTAAATCTTCTTCCTGGCTTAAACCAGTTCCGGGAGCCAAACCAACGGCACCAATATCTATTTGTTCCTGTAAAGCAAGGTTATCGGCTGCCTGTGTAGCTGCTTTTAAACGAGCCTGGTTTAATTCGTTTTGTTTATCGGTTTCAATTTTAATCAGTTCGTCAAGCGCTTTTTCACTTAATGAATTACGTATAATCCCGAATTGTTCTTGCTGTTCTAAACTTAATTTAAAATTGGAATTTGTTTTTTTACCAACGTCAATAAAATGTTTTTCTAAAAGATCAATTTCTTGCTGATTAAATTTTAATTCAAGTTCTATTTTTTCGGCGCCATCTAAATTTTCTAACTCAGCTTTTTCAACCCTTTTTCGTAAATCTTCTTTAGCTTTTTCAAAATCCTCAATTAGTTTTTTTCTTTTTTCAAGGTTTTTTCCTAATAGGTTATTTAACTCTTCTTCTTTTGATTTAATTTGTGCCGTTAAGCTATTTATTGTTGTTATGTCAAGTGCTTTTTCTCGCTCCTTATTTAATGATGAAATTTCTTTTCTTAAATTTTCTATAATACCTAATTGTGCTACATTTTCATTTGTATTATTTAATTTATTTAAATACTCATCTATTAATTGAACTTGTTTACCAAGTAATATTAATTTTTGATTATATTCTTTTAAAGAAATATCCCCTTTTTCAAAATCCATATTTACAATTCGCAACGCAGCCCCTAACTTTGCATATATATCTACAAAATCAGATTCTTGTTTAAAATTTGAAACAGATTCAATTACCCTATCTAATGTTACCTGAAATTCTACTAAACTGCTATTAGGTGCAATTGTAGCCGCTACTATTTGTCCAGATGTACCCTCCAATTTTGATGCCACATCTAAAGTTACACTGCTAACTTTATTTGTAGTTGATAATATTGAATTAAAAAGGTTTAATAACCCGCCAGCGCCTTGTTCACTAAATTGGCCTATGTTATTAAATAATGAATCGAAATTATCTCCAAGGTTTGATATTTGGCCACCCAATGTTTTACTAATTGCAGCCATGCCGCCACTAACACCTTCTAATTCACCAAGTGATAAAATATAATCCCTTATGGCTTGATTTGTAAATTCTGTTTGTGTTTTAACGCCTTTAAACGCAAATGTTACATTTGAACCTTCTTTACTTGCGCGTATTCCAAACTCTTTTAAACGTTCAAATTCGCCTGTTTGTGCGTCAATAATAGCTTCGGTTAATTGATCAAAACTTTTTCCTTGTGAAGCTGCTAAATCGCCTAAAGATATTATTTCTTTTTTGGTTGGTTCAAACCCCTGGTTAACTAATTTAACATAACTTGCCGTTAATTCAGCAACACTAAAAGGTGTTTCGGCGGCTATTTGTTGTATTTGTTTTAAAGCATTTTGCGCTAAAGATTTGCTACCTAAAGTATTGGTTAATACCGCCTCAAATTTTTGGAATTCAGCCCTAACATTTATAACCTCTTTAATAAAGTTAGACAATGCTTGCACTGTAAATACACCAGCAATTCTTTTTTCTAAATTTGAAAGGCCAGTTTGTATATTAGTTGTTTCTTTAGTTATTTTCTTAAAAGATTCTACATTTTTATCTACCGATTCAGTATTTTTTTTAACCTGTTTTTCAATTGATTTTAAGTCTACTAATTCTTTTTTTAAATCAGCATCTAATTTTTTGGCCTGTGCATCTGCTTTTTGAAAAGCCCCAGCCATATCATTTCCCAATGCATTACTTGCCCCGCGTAACTTGCTTACAGTTTGGTTTAAATCTGTTTCAAGGGGCGTTAAATCAGTAAATATCTCTAAGTTTATGCTTGGCATTATTTTTTGTTTTTAAGTTGCTTTTTTAACCTTTTTTCTACTTCATTTGTGTAGTATTGTAAGTGTTGGTAAAAATCAAATGTTTTTGTTTTTAATAAAGCATCAATTTCTGTTTTGTTTATTTTTAAACTTTCGTCACCCGTTAACGATTGTAACAATTCATTCCAATACTTTGATATTTTTAATATTTCGTCGTCAATTAATAATTTTTTTTCTTCAGGTGCGGTTTCGCCTTTTTTTAGTTTTGGTTGTTTTTTAGGATAAACTCGCTGAATGTTTGCCTGAAGCCTTCTATAGAAATCAGCGCTAAGTGAAAAAAACCGTTAATACCATAGCCCTCCGCTGACCAGTCTTTTATTTTTGCCTCGCTTAATGATTTATCATATTCGCCCAAATTTTCATCTTTACGTACTATAAATAAAGTACAAATACGTAAAGCGGCATCGTGTCTGTTTTCATTTTCAACTTCTGCAATGCCGTTCATTATGTTATGAATAACAACAGACGATTCGGCAAATTTCATTTTATTAAGCAGATCAAAAGCCGTTTTTAAATTTTTAAACATTTCCGGGAAAGTAACGCCATAAGTTAACTTAGGTACTTCTTTTTGATACTCTATGTACCTGGATAAAGGAACCTCATTTAAAATAATGTATTCTTGGCCATTAGCTGTAAAATTTTTAGACTTGAAATCTAATTGCTTTAATTCATTCATTCGTTTGCTATTTTGTTTATTATAAATTTTGTCGCACCCGCAACAAATATCGTTGTCAATATGAATAGGATATGGCAAATAACCAACATAATTGTAAAATCATGTATATAAAAATGCCATTTCATATACAAATAAACCCATAATGCCCATTGACCGGCCACGCACTTTTCGCAGTAAATTAATAGCATAAATAACCAATGTACAGGCTTATCATTTTCAATACGTTTTTCTGTATTAAAAAATTTGTAAAGTCTGGTATAAGTACCGTGCAATATCATGTTTGGTTCTGTTAACCAATTGGTATAAACGTATGCGCAAATGCCTAATAAAATAGCTAATTCGTAATTTATCATTTTAAATATTTGTTAATTAATTTTTGTAATCCTGATTCGTAAATAACTTGCAAGTCTTCGGATTCTTCTTTTGAAAGCCCAAGTAAGTCGGTATCTAAAGCCATTCCATATTTATTATTTAGGTTTTCCAAATTATCTCTTGTTCCAATTGTGCCTGTTTTTTTACCTTTTTTATTTACGATATCTTTTTTGTGTCTATCGTTACTACCTACTATTGTTTTAATTTTCAATCCATTTTCAATAGTTTGTAATACCGCCACATCACCCAATGTTTCACCAGTAAAAGAAAGTGTTACATGGTTTGTTGGCCTGCCATTTAATTCACGAAATGTTTTGTATGAAATACCGACTTTGTTTTTTTTTGTGTAGTCAAGTACTTTTTTGTCAGCGCCAGAACCAAGGCCTTTACCAATAAAAAACAACGGTGATATTGGCTTATTACTGTATTCGCCAAGGCTTTTACCTTCGGCTGTTTTACCTTCATTAATTAACCTGTTAGTAATTAAAGGGATTGCCGTTTGAGCCATAAGTATATTGATTTGTGACATTTCTTTTGGAATAGCCAAAATCATATTTTTAACTTCATTATCAAATTCGTCTAATGTCATTATACTTTAATGCTCCTTTTTATTACTGTGTTTTGACTGTCGCGGCAAACTAAACAATCGTTTTCAAATAACCGGTTTGAATTTTTGCAAGTATCTTCAATGTATTTTAAATACGCCTCAGACCATTCTTTTATTTTAGTGCTTGCATGTTCCCTATTCATTAACGTAAAACGGTTAATTGCATCGCTGCTTAGTATGCTTTCATATAAATGTACGCCTGCCCTAAAACGTATTGCGTAAGCCATATTTAAGGCATTGCCATCATTTTCAAAATCCAAAGGGTATTGATCGCTGCAAATTATTTCACTTGTTTTGCATTTAACTTCTACTTTTAAAGTAATACCATTAACAACAGAATCGTTATTATTTTTAAAAGTGGTTGGATTTAAAATTTCATCACCATATACACCATAAAAGTCTAACCATTTAATATATGGCTTACTTTTACTTCCACCACCGCAACCACAATCTTTTTTATTATTTTTTGGTTTAAAGGTGCCATTTAAAACCATTACAACATAATAACGAACATAGTTCCCGGTTGAATCCCACATTGGCAATTCAATAATTGGTTCTTCATCTGTATTTGATGCCCAGGTAACAATATCCGCAATTGCATTAATTGGCGAACTTGAAAAAAGCATTTCGGCATCCGAACTATCACTTGTTTGCTTCCAAATTTGAACTGTAACAGGTGCATTTTGGTTAATTATAACACCTATTTTATTTATGTTGATAAACCCACCTTTTACGTATTGCGGAATTATTTTCATACCGGCATACTGTGCATTTATGTTTACAGTACTTTTAAATGAGCTTTGTGCAAGTTGCCCTGTAAAAGTATTAAAACGTGGCTGGTAAAACCTTGAAACGCAACCAAGCAAATCGCTTTTGTAACTTAATTTAGCATCTTCAACAGCAGTTGCCATTCTGGCCCATAAATCACCGTCTTGGCAATCATCTGAACCGCTGGCAAAGTTGAAATTAAAACCGTCTAAACGGTCTAAAAATATTCCTGATTTTGAAACATTGTAATCTTCTGGCCTGCCTTCTTCACTACATTCACATGTGGTTTCAGAAAGGCCAATTATTTGATCTAAACAATTAAGCATATTTAAAATTATATTTGTTTTTACCGCATGTTTTTGCATCACCACGAAGAACATTTGATATACTTGTCCCTAATATATTTAATTCTTTGGCTGCTTTTTTAATTGATTCAAAATATTTAATTTTTTCTCCTGTAGAATTATATTGGTAAACTGGTTTAGATATTTTAATTTTATGTTCTTCTGATATATTTGTTCCAGTTAAATGATGTGATTTTTTTAATCTTTCTGAAGTTTTTTTTCTTCTTTCATCGCTGTGCTTTTTTCCTTTTTTTGCTATTGAAAGTTTTAACTTTGTTTCTTCACTTGCTTTGACTCCCAATCTACTTCCAGCTATTTTAGTACAATTAAATCCGTTTTCTGGTTTATATGATTTAAACAAATTAATATAAAATTGCTCTCTTTGAATTAATAGGTTTTTATCTATCACTAATTCTATTAATTCAAAATATAAATTTTCTATTGAATATTTATTCACAAACCTTTGTAAATGTATAGAATGATGTTTATTTTTTCTTAAATCTTGGTCATGATAGTTATATCTTTTTCTCAAAAAAACTGAACTTCCAATATATACTTTAGAATTTATTGTATTTCTAATAATATATATTCCAGAAAGGTTACTAAATTTTTTTGGAATCATGTTTTTCATTCTACTAAGTTAACTATAAAAAATATTATTAATTGTATTTGAAATAAAAAATGCCCAGTATTTTACAACTGGGCATTAACACAAACGAACATCAAATTAATGACGCTGCTCGGGTGAGCGCTTTCTAAGATTCTGTTGGTGCTAAACCACAATCAAATAGTAAAACACCGGTTACATCTTCGTTACATCCAAATGGGTTCAAGTAAATACCATATTTTGCACGGATGCGGAAGTCGTAAAATACTTGTTCACCTTCTCCACAACGTTCTTTGTAAAAGACGTCATAGTAAACACCTGGTAAGTTTTTAGATGCCACAGACCAACGTTTGCCAAATTGGTAAACACGTGGATTGTTTAACGGGTAACGCGCTTTATTAGCAAAAGCAACGGCACCTTTGGCAACCATGTAACTACGTTTGATATCTTCATTTACCATGTCAATGTTGAAAATATCCCAATAGCTACGCAGGCTTTGTAATTTTGGCTTCAGGTCTTTTTGATTTTGGTTTAAATTAAGAAAATCAGCTTCCCACATTGTTTGATACAACTGTGTACCGTGTATCATAAATGGGTTGTTTAATTTATTCTTTTTTGCAACCAAATTCCAATAACCGTACATTGATGGAGTCCAGTATTGAGGTGCAATATAAGTAACAACACCATCAACTACACCTATTCCACCTTCGTATTGGTTTACACCGGCAAATGAATTCAGTTTTGCAACTGCTTTTTGCGCTAAATGTTCGTCCAATTCTTTCATACGGGCTAACATTTGCAGCGCTAAAGTTTCTTGCTGCGTTACATCGCTTGTATAGAAAATGGATTCCTCAATTGTGAATTTAACTGTTGAACATTCGTCGAGTGCGTAATCTTTACTACGGGCTTCGGCTTGTGGGCCAGTGAAATCACAGTTATCATCATCATCTTCGCAATCTTCAACACCAGTGTTGCAATCTGCTACCCAGATGATTTTTAATACCCGATCTTTTTCAGGCTGTTCAATTATTGACAATTTTGCGGTCTGTTCTGTGCGTAAAGCAGTCAGAACACCGACTTCGGCTACATAGTCATTAACGGTTTGGTTGTCAGCCCAAATCTCGTCCATTTTTGCTATGGATTTTTGAATTAAAGCGGGGGTAAAATTACCCGCGGTTGGTGAAGGAGGCATGGTTTTTAGGTTTTTTTTAAATGGTTAAACTGCTTACTGCTTTGCAGCGTCGCGAGCCTCAACCGCTTTGTTAAACGCAATACGCTGATTTACATCAGTTATTTTGCTAAACATTTCGGTGTACTCCTCGTCGCTGTTTGGAAGTTTACCCGTCCATTTGCTACCCGCTGCTGCACCGGCTGGATTTGTACCCTGGCCTTTTTCGGCACCTGAACCTTCGTGTTCTTCGCCTTGCTCAAAGTCCCAATATTTACCGGCTGTTTCTTTTACCAGCGTATCAAAGCTGATTGGTTTGCCGTGTTGGTCTTCGTGGCGTTTCCCATCCTTTAAAATTACCAGATCATCACCATTTTTTTCAAAAGTAAATCCTTGGAGTTCATCCATTAAAAGTTTCTTTTGATTAGCGGCTTTAACCGGGTCTTTGCTTAGGATTGGTTTTAAAGTTTCAAGTACCGTGTTTGCTTTTGCGGCAACATCTGAAAAGATTTTTTCCTTGGCAACACCATCTTGGAATTCTTTTAGCTTTGTTTCGCCAGCCGTTTCAGTGTCTTTAATTTGTTTTAAAAGTTCTTTTTCCCTATTTAAAAAAACAGGGTGTGTTTTAACTTTTTCATCATCTAAAGCTCCTTTTGCGGCTGCCGGTGTCTTGGCTGCAATTATTTCGTCGATTAGTTCGTCGCCAACTTTATCAGAATCTATACCTAATCTTGCTTTTAATTCATTTTCCCGCTTTGACAAAACCTCGCCCTGGGCTTTTTTATAGCCATTGTCGAACATGGTTTTTTCTTTGTCTTTAAATGCTTGTACGCGTGTTGCATCAGCAGTTAATAATTCATCAAGCGCTTCAGGTTTTAATTCTTCTTCATCCTCCTTTTTTACAAAGATTGAGGCAACTTTGTCAGCAGAGTAGTTTAACGTTTTCTCTAAAAACGCAGTGATAATTTTTTTTTCTTCAGCTTTCATTATTTGGTTTGTTTGTTTGTTTTACTGGTTTAATGGTGTTTTTTACTGTTTGCTCTTTTTTATCTTCTTGTAAAACAGTAAATACTTTTTTTGCATTTGGCCCCATTGCGTCCCATTCCGATTGTGAAACGGTATATTTTTTCTTATGGTATTTGTTTTGTATTACCATTTTACTTACTACTTAATTCAACAAAAGCATCAATGTCATAATCAAGTGCTTTTGCTAAAAGTTCTTTTAAGTCTTCGTTACCACTGTTTAACCCGGTTTTAGGGTATTCAATTTTAACTTCAGCAGTTTCATTGTACTTGTCAATTAAATCCCTGGTTGCCGGCCTAGTTAATGAATCCAAAGAAAGAATAAACTCTTTTTGTTTTTCTTCACTAACTTTTGATTTTTTAGGTTTAACGGTATCTTGAATTTTTTGTTCAATTGTACCATTGGCATTTTCACCATCATTTTGTAATACGTTGGTGATTTTTTGTTCTTTTGGCTGGTCTAATTTTTCGCCTGTTTGTAGTTTTGTAGCCTTTGTGTTAATTGTATTTTGTACCTGCTGGCTTGGTAATTCTTGCCAAGTACCTTTATTTTTTAACAAAGCCCAACTTTGATCGCTAAAAATTTGCTTATGACCTTTTGCGTTAATTGCTGTTACCATTTTGTATTAATTTTAATATTCGTTTATTGTACAAAATTACATTATGTTAAATAGAAAAACATTATGTTAAATAGAATTTATTAACAATAATTCATGATATTAACAAAACAACCGCTAAATTGATAAAAGTGTATTGATGTTTAATACTTGATCTTTTTTTGTTTTTAGGTAACGAATTGCAAGCGCTTCGTCAACATAATCTTTCCGGTGCCTACATGCATAACCGCCAAGGTCTTCTAAAGGGTGCCAAGTTTGTTTTTTACCGTCAGGTATGCCAGGCCTTAATGCAGGTTTTAATTTATTATATGTTAGGTGCCTAAATTCAGCACTGTTAATTATTTTACCGTTACATTTTATGCAAAACGGACGGCTATCTGTAATAATACCTCCTGTATAGAAAAAATAAAGTAAACCTAATTCATCAGCCATTTCTTCACTTGCAATACGGTCAACTTTTGAAAAAGTATCGTAAGCATTATTTCTGTAATACTGTTGAACTGCCCCAGATAAAGGTTTACCGTCTTCGCCTTGTATTGTTCTTTTTAATTCTTGCCTGAATTGTTGGAAGCCTTTTTTTTCGGTAAGCGCTTTAACTGTTTGTTTTTTTATTTTTTTAATAACAGAATCGTCGCGTAAAAATTGGTCAATAAAACCGTTTTTTATAGGTGTTCCTTTTGTTGTAAGCCCTAACCCTTTATTTACAACTGTTATAGCCCTTTTTGTAGCTGTTATTGTTGGCTTTGACGTTATTGTACCAAAATATTTTTCATTGATTGGAATTATACCATTTAAATCTGATATTAAATTTTTTACTATTGGGGCATTATATGTATTTCTGAAATTAATGTAAATGGCATCAAGGCCCCTGACCATACTAATGTTATTGTTATTTAACAACAACTTACCATTTAATTGGTCTAAGTTTTTGAGGTACTTTTCAAAAATTTTATCAAATAAAGTTATACCAAGTTGGTCAACTTTTTCTTGCAACAATAATTCACGCTTTAATAAATATTCTTCACGCAATTTTGCTGCCTGTATGCGTGTAAGTTTTGGCATTAATTAAGGTTTTGTTGAATTAATTGTGCTTTTGGTTTGCCTAACATTTTTGTGGCTGTTAATAAATCAAACCCGTAAATTAGTTGTAAGGCAATTATACCAGCTTCTGGCGATGTTGTACCAGCGGCTACCGAAGTTTGAAGTGCTAAAATACCGTTCATCCCATCAAGACTACCTCTTAATTTAGCTTTTTCGTCCGCTTCAATTTGTTCAGGGTCTTGTGTGTTTTCAGTACCATTTAATGCAATTGCGGCCCTGTTAGCTGCATCATTATCAATTAAAGTTAACATTACGTTTACCTTTGCCTTAATTGCTGTACGCTGTAAGGCTTCAGCCAGTTCATAAAAGTCAATATTTTTACTACTGAATTCATATTCAAGTTCGCTAAATATTAAATTGAAATGCGTATGCAGAACCTTGTTATATTGCGTG